TGCTTTGGTGGGGTCATCCTCATCCTTATATTTTCTGATATAGTCAGCATTAGCATTCATCTTCTCTACTTCCTCTGGTGTGTGTTCGTAGTGAGGATTTATATCACCTGTAAATATTTTGTTCATTTTTTTTTAATTTCTACAATTCCTCGGTTTACGGCATATTTTAAAATACTCGCTACATAATAAAGGGCTTTGCCACCAAACGAGGCAGCTTTTTGATCACCCCATTTAGCTTGAATAAGCTGAGCAGTTCTTATGTCACCATTTAACCAAGCAAGTACCAAATCTATATCTTCATCAGTATAAGTATAACGGTACCACTGTATTATTTTTACTTGTTTTGCTTTTTCCAATAAACTAAGCATCTGATACACTCCTTCGATACTCTACGTCTGCTTCAACCTGCTGTTCAGGCGGTACGTCATCAAATAGATCAGGGTAGAGTTTACGCTGCATATTCATTGCTTTGAAATACTCTTTGATCCCCTTTTGCTGTAAGGTCTTGAAGCGGGACAATCTAAGTTCTAAATCTAAAATGCTACGTTCTAGGTTTTTCATTACTCGGTGTTTTCCTCAATAAAGCGTTCTAAACTCTTGGCGGGTATTCTGACACCTTTACGGCTAAACTTAACGCTCTTAATCCTACCCGCTTTTATATACCTATAAATAGTTTGAATATCGACTCTGAGGTAATTGGCTACTTCTTTGGGGCTGTACAATCTATCTTCCATAATCTTTATTATATTATATAATGCTTGTCAATAGTCTGCAACCCTCAGCAGCCAGTCCAAGCCATACAAGTTTAGTGACCCAACCTTTCTTCAAGGCGTTGATCTTCTCCATATTCACCCCCTTTCTAAAGTGAACTTATTGATAACCCCGATAAATGGTGCGATTGGTGCAAAGAACATTTACTTAATATTTATCCTCTCCTAAGAGAACGGTTTATTGATTAGGCTTCCTGTTACTACCCCTATTAAGTAAAAGAATATCCCTAACAAAGAGAGGTTTAGGCCTCCGATTAGGTATGTTGTTACGCCTAAACCCAGTCCTCCTATTACGATTAACAAGCACATTTCGGTTTGGTTCATCAGTAATACTCCTAAACGAGACAATAGCTACAATTATAATTGTTATACTCAAAACAGCTAACCCATAGTTACCCCAAGCAATTGCGACAAATGGAAACCCTGTCAATGTCAGCATAATTGCTGGCAGCATGAGTACTACTGCAATAAATTGACTTATTGTTTTCATTTCCACCCCGCTATAAAGTACCAGTCGTGGCTGTCTACCCAGTCATCTATTGTACAGTGGGTGCTGCCACATTCTCCTTCAAATATACCTACAACAATCGGGTCAATTTCTCTCCTCTGTAGTTTCTTTGTCCCAACTACCAGCATCTTGTCGAAAAGGTTTCGTTTTGTTACCTCTGTTATTTTGTTAATTTCAGATAAGGGTATTAGTTCTTTTCCGTTTGGTTCGTATTGTTCTATTTCTTGAACATCAAATTCCTTATCCTGTTCTCCTAACAATTCACTAAACTTCTGAACTGTTTTAACGGCTATCTTCGGTATACCTAACCTGTGTACCTCTTTCTTATTAGCCAAACGATTAAATCCAGCTTCTTTCAACATATTTACTTCTTTTATTTCTTTTAATGCTAATGGAATCATTATTTTTACACCTCCTTTCAAAGTGAACTTATGATCTCCCCAACCTTCCACGCAGCTAAAGTAATAATAACTGCCGTAAGTAAAAATATGATTAGTGGTTTCATATTAAATCCTCCTCATTATACTTAGCACCACAGTGTTCACAGACTCGTGCTCTTCTGTCTCTTGCAATTGCTACTCTAATTTCACCATATATGTGTGGCGGATCCCCAGCCAACTCACATTTACACTCGTCTATTTTTTCTAAACATCCTCTACAATAAGCTAAACTCATACGCAAACCCCATTTATTATATCCGTACATATCGGCCCGGATATTCCAAACATTAACCAAAGGAACAAGGCTACAATGATTATGGTTAATACCCAAGCAAAGACGTTTAGCTCCTTTTGTTTGTTTAATTGTTTAGCAAAATCCTGTTTCATATTATTTTATCCCTTAAAAACTAAATACTGGCTAGAGATTGGGTGGGACTTACAGTCTTGCGAGTATAAGTCCCCGCAAGACTAAGCAACCCTTTTGCTTTCTTCTTCAAGTTCTTTAGTTAACACCTTGAGTAACTCCACTAACACTAATTTTTCGACATTGGCATTTTTGATTTCCCAACCATTGTTGGTAAGCTCAATTGTTGCTAAGACATTTTTGTTTATCATTTATTCCTTTCTACTCTAACCAGTATTTAACTTTTAAGGTGCTACTAAAAATCCCGCCGGTAAGAGCGGGATCAAAGTTATTGTATCACGCTTACCCGTGTATCTGCCATCGGTACCAAGGCTTATCAGTTACGGGCTGATTTAAGCTTCCCATCTAAAGCACCTTGGCTCCTTCCGATCTGTAGTGTGCTACGTTCTACTGTCTATAATATAGCATAGTATAATAGTCTTGTCAAGCCCCCAGTTTAAACCTAGTTTTATGATATAATTAAAATATGCCAAAAAGAAGAGAACTATCATTAAAAGAAAAGAAGTTTGCTATTGAATACGTCAAGAATAAAGGCAATGGAACAGCGGCCGTAAAAGAAGTGTATGATGTTAAGTCTAACGTAAATGCCGCAGCCCAAGCTTATCAGAAGCTACTGAAACCAGAGATCAAGGAGGAGATAACCAAGATACTAGATGATAATGGACTAGACCAGCAGTTCATAGCCCAGAACCTTAAGCAAGCTATACAGAGTGGTATAGGAGAAAGAGCCAATAATAGTGACGCATTAAGAGGTATAGAGAATCTCATAAAGCTACACAACTTAAATCCAATTAGTAAGAGTGCTAGGTTGAATGTCTCATTAAATAGTGGCTATGACTCTAAGAACTATGATGAACTACTTATAGAACTAAGGAAGAGTAGAGAAACTACTGAGAAACTACTAAAGGATCTAGGATCAGAGGGAGGCTAGTAATAGATCGAGTATAATGGTAATAACACTCGATGATGAGCGTATATATCCGACCCCTATACCACCCCTTTTTATTCTCACTAGTAACGTAGAAGAACCTCACCAATACGGAATATATTTTCAGGTATTAAGACATCTTGACATCTAGATATTAAGATGGTAAGATGTTTGTATGCGAATAAAGTTAAAGTATATCCTTGAGGACTTAATCGAAGAAGTTGATTCTATCGACTGGTCTGATTTTGAAGAAACAATTGAGCTGGAAAGGTTTTACAAAAAACCCCGCAGGTATAGGATACTCGATGAGGAGAATAAAGTACTTACTCGGTTAGTAATCTCAGGGTTAAAATTTTTAGCTACCCAATAATGAAAAGGATAATTGTAAACGTTACCGACGAGCAATACGAGGAAATAAGAAAAATTGCATTTGGGAAAAGGGAATCGATGTCGTCTATTGTGAGAGGACTTCTTACTACTTTGGAACAAGCAACACCGATTGTTAAAAAACTGATGGCGGAAAAGATAAAAACTACATACGAAGAACTGAAAAACGACTCAGCAAAATTAAATCTTTGCCCCCACGGGAAACCTAAGAATCTTTGTAAAGAATGTATATTTAAGAAGAAATGAGAGGAGGTGAACTTTATGTGGAAGGGAATGAAGCATTTATTCTTTTTAGTTAGTGTAGTTATTTTACTTGCCTTGCCGTTGACTGTCAAGGGACAGGGGATAGAGACGGGAGGTTCAGATGGACCTTTTGATCTTTGTATCAATGTTGATGGCGTTCAGGAAGACTATGGTAGCGGCAGTACGGAGTTAATTCAGATAGATGAAGAGGGTAACTGTGCTTTGTTAGAAGAGGTATACCCTGACATTAGGGAGAGACAGGATAATCCCAATTTCGTAGAGCCTGGAGAAGAGCCAAAAGTCAGTACTTGCAATTAGTTGACAAGGGGTGTATTATTAAGGTGTAGTTATGGCTGGGATCGTCCTTTTCTGGGCGTGGTTATAGCCAGCCTAACTACGCCACGTTCAGAGAAGGGCGATTTTCTTTTCTCTCCTTTCTTTACTACTACTGAAAGTAGCTCCAGTGGGAGATGACTAGAGAGTAGTAGTTCTTTTTCACCGGGACTTTTTCTTTTCTTTCTCTTTTGTCCTTTTCTCTTTCGTTTCTTTTTTGTTATACTTACTATGTGAAAGAAAAAAAGATTGGTGACCTTGAAGAAGAAATTGATGCAATGGGTCAGGAAAGTGAAATAAAAGCGTCTAAGTGGGTTAAAGAAAAGGGTAAGGAGTGGGACAAGGAAGCAGAAGTAGAGAAGGGGAAGGCTTTAGATGTATTAGAGGGAAAGACTAGGTATAAATTTGCCGACTATAAAAGATTTTTAGGAGAAGAATTGATGAGGCGGGGCTGGGAGGAGTTTTACCCCAAGGACTGGATGTTCCACTCGACTATTACAGATAAGGGTATCGTCTATTATTTGCGTTCCCCCGACAAAAGAATGTTTGTTAGAGCTTTTGCCCCAGTTAATATTCCTGAATATGACTTTGTAGCTATCGAAAAGATCCTGGAAAGTGCCTGGGAGTGTATAAATAACTGGGAAGAGGAGAAAAACAGTAGAAAAAGTAGTATAATTTTACCTAATGGAGCTACAAAACGTCTACAAAACCCAGATAATTGAACGCCTCAAGGAAGAAAGAGATACTAGAGACCAGATCCTCAAGGAAAAGGCCAGCAAAGATCTATATATTTTCAACAAACATATCCTAAAAGCTGAGGAGGGCACCGAAAAAGTGGCCCTTGCCCCCTTCCACAAGGAGTTGTGTCACTTCGTGCAGGACAATATGCACAAGAAGAAACTGATTTTAGTCCCCAGAGGCCATCTCAAGAGCACCTTGATCACAGTTGGCTACTCGGTATTTAGACTTATCCAAGATCCAACCGTCAGAATCCTCATCCAAAACGCTGGATACCAGACTGCGGCCGATTTCGTTAGGGCAATTAAGCGTCATCTTCAATTTAACGAGGATTTGATAAGAATATTCGGCGCTTTGGCCGAAGATCCAGAGGAGTGGAGCGAAAACCGCATTACTTTAAAGACGGCCAAGAGTTCTGAGAAGGGGAAAGAGCCCAATATAACTGGTTGGGGAGTAGAAACCACTAAAACAGGTCAACACTATGACCTGATTATTCACGACGACCTTGTTGAACGGGAAAATATTGGGACTCGGGAGCAAATTGAGAAAGTTATCCTTCGTTACAAGGATTCGCTTGACCTTTTAGACCCAGGTGGGCAGATGTTGGTTATTGGCACCCGTTGGACAGATGGGGACCTATATTCTTGGATAATGGATCCTGAAAACCACGTTATTTCCTCCTACGAGGTGATGATAAGAAAAGCACTTGAGTGGGAAGGGGATCTGGCTACCGCCTTGAAGAGCGGGGAGGGGATAAAATCCAATCTTTGGCCAGAAAAATTCAATAACAAAGAGCTCTGGACCAGATATAGAGAAAAAGGCCCCTATGAATTTTCCACCCAATACCTAAATGACCCTGTACCGCCTGAGGATGCTACCTTTAAAAGGGAATGGTTCCATTATTACGACCCTACTGACGTGACTGGTAAACTGTTCCACAACTATATTACGGTCGATCCAGCCATTTCTATGGAAAGGGACGCCGACTTTACGGCAATGGCTGTTACTTCAATAGACCAATATGGTAA